AGGAGGATGCGGCAAAGGATGCGGCAAAGGATGCAGAGAAAGCTCAACTCAAAGCAGCCTCCAATCGATACAACGAACAGGTACGCGCAGCAGGTGACGCAAAGGAAAGCGCAGGCGGACAGTACCAGTGGATCATCGACACCCTCGGCTCGAACAAGAAAGACCTCCTCACCAAGATCGCACTGAGCGAAGAGGAAGGCATCAAAAACTTTGAAACGCAGGAGTCTAGCACTACCGGGAAGTACGACTCTGCCCGGCAGGAAATCTTGAACACATACCGTGACCTGAACCGCAATCAGGAGAAGATTCTCCGCGGATCAGGTACCTCACAGTCCTCACGATCACAGGAAGCCACCCTCCGCTTGAACGGACTCCTCGGGAAAGACCTCTCGGGAATCTCCAAGAACGAAGCAGACTCCCTCGCCCTCATCGGATCGGCACTGACATCCTTCAAGAACAAGGTGCTCGACCAGAAGAATGTCATCGAGACTGAGACCAAGAGCAAGCTCGACAAGGCGGCTCTCGAGTACGACGACCAGATCAAGGCCATCGATCAAAACATCTACTCTTCCAAGAACCAGAAGGCAGAAGCATTCGCACAGGCCGAAGCAGATCTCTCTGAGAAGGTTGCAAGCATAAAGCAGTGGGAAGCAGGCCTCAAGCTCCAAGCTGAGCAGGCGCAGGCAACCATGAAGGAGAGTCTCGACAACTTCGTGCTCGACATGACCGACTCAAACGGCAAGCTGAACGCTGGCCTCAATGAGAAGGTGTCCGCCACGAACGAAATACAGAAGGCATCAGGACGCACCGAACTCGACATGAACGACCCAACCATTCTCGAAAACAAGGTGGGAGTCTTCCAGAAGACATCGAAGAAGTACAACACCATTGAGGAACTCCAAAACGCCCTCGAGAATGGTGAGATTGACGCTGCCGAAGCTGAACAGCAACGCTCAGCACTCGCAACCGCTTCTACCACCAACGACCCGTTTAAAAAAGACCCACTCGCGATGGCTATGATGGCATAGCCACCCACGAGGTAAAAAGGCTATGGATCTGCTGTCAAAAGCTCTATCACTGGGCAACAACATCAAAAGCTACGCGAAGAAGAAGGGCGACAAGCTCAAGCTCGCTTTGAACGCGCCTGCTCCTCAGTGGATGCAGAAGGCAGATCAGAACCTGCGTGAGTTTTCCAAGGCGGCCGAGAACACTCCAAAGTTCTCATTCGCGGAGAAGGCGAAGAACCCAGTATCAAGGTTCGCTCTCTCAATACCACAGTCGATTGCGAACATACCGTCAAACTTCGCTCGTGGCGCTTTTAGTGATTATGGCGCGAAGGCTACTCCATCATTCCTCGTGAAGAAAGCAGGGCAAGCCGCAAGCGTCGGACTTGATATAGGATCGCTCTTCGGTGGTGGAAAAGTAGCCAAGGAAGTAGCCACTAAAGCATTCCAGCAGGGAGGAAAGATCCTCGCGCGGAATGTCATCAAGCAGGGTGCCAAGACTGGTGCCAAGCAAGGTGTCGCCTACGGTGCCGCATACGGTGCGGCAGAAGGGGCGCAAGAGGGTGACAATGTATCAGAGCAGGCCAAGAACATCATCAAGCGTGCGCTACAAGGATCGGCAAGCGGTCTGGTATTCGGAGCAGGTCTTGGAGCCGGGACATCAGCGGCCGGTCTCGCAACTAAGGCAGGAGTCATCGAATCAAAAAACCTCGTTGACGATGCCAGACGACTGATCAATCCGTACTCAAAGAAGATCGTGAGCGCGGATGACTTCATCCTGCGCGACGGAGAGAAGGTACCGATGAGTAAGAACGCCGTGAGTCGTGAAGTAATGAAGGTACTGAAAGGTGCATCAAGAAGCGATCTTGACAAGTACGGAGATCGATCAATGAAGGAAATATTCGTTGACACCATAAAGGAACCGTTCGTACCAAAAAGTTTCACTGGAAAGGGGATTCAGTCTTTAAAAGGTAAAGGCGGACTCAACCTAAAAACTGTTGGTGGTGGAAAGCCTGGATACTCTGACCATCTCCTCCAAGAAGATAGACTATTCCATGGAACAGAGAATGAGATCAAGGATGGAATCATTAGGATGAAGAAGCCAGTCCCGGCACTGGAGATGACCGCTGGTATAAAGATACAGCCATCAGTTTCTCTATCGGAAACCGATGTCATGCCGAGGAAGTACGCTGGTGAAAAAGGGAATGTATACGATGTATACGCTTCGCCAAAAAAAATACTCGACCTGACCGTCGATAGCGAAGATGCAAAGGGATACCACGCTGTGAACGACAAGGGACGAGAAAAGGATTACGGGGTTGATTTTGTCACGACTGAAGATGGTTACAAGTACCTGAAAAGCAAGGGGTACGATGCCATCAAAATAAAGCCACGAAACGAGATCGACGGAGATGCCGAGGTTCGGCTCTTTGAAGATGTTCCAATCAACGCAGGAAAGAAGGTGACTGATGAAGGCGCGGAGGCAGTCGATACCAAGCCCAAAACAGCGCAGGAGGTCATGGGTGATGCCGCAGCACCAAAAACAGCCGAATCCCCTGCCTTGGGGCAGATTTTCAAGAAAAAAGACCATCCAAAGGTCATGACGACCGCCGACCTACCAGATGACGGCCAGAAATTGCGAGGTTTTCAGACTACGGTCAAGGAAACGCTCGGAACACCACCTGAGGTAGCCTTTGGCGTGGACAAGAGCAAGGCAGCATTCTACGATCCACTGTCGAACAAAGAGGTGGTAGACAAACTCATGCCGATCGTGACGGATAACGAAGGAGAGGCACTGAGACTCGCCCGAACAGGCGACTCAACCGAAGGTAACGCCGCCGCCATGCTGATGATTGACAAGTTCCTCAAGAACGAGCGATTCGAGGAAGCACGACAGCTCATCGAAGAGGTATCACCACGATTCACTGACCAAGGACAGAAGGTGCAAATCCTCTCCCTCTACGGACGACTGACCCCGACAGGTGCCATCAAGTTCGCCCAGCGCGTCGTGGACGAGGCCAACAAGAAGCTCTCCAAGGGAAAGCAAATCTACCTCACCCAAGACAATATCGGAGAGATCAGCAAGCTCGCGGAAGGTATCAAAGGACTCCAAGAAGGGACGCGCGAGTACGCGGTAGCCGTAGCCAAGATGATGGATAGCATCGCCTCCGTAGTGCCTCCAAGCCTAGGCCAGAAACTAGCGACCATTCAGACCATGGCACAGCTCTTGAACCCAAAGACCGCTATCCGAAACATTCTCGGAAACGGTCTATTCGCCGCGCTCGAGCAAGTTTCCGATGTGGTAGGCGCAGGCGTGGACAAGGCGGTAGCAACGAAGACAGGACAGCGATCGGTAGTGCTCCCAGACCTCAAAGTCCAGCTCCAAGGTGGCAAGGAGGGATTCAAGATGGGACTCGAGGACGCAATCCTCGGCATCGACACTGGAAACATGGGGACGCAGTTCGACATTCCAAACAAGACATTCCGTGACGGGTTCCTCGGTACACTCGAGAAAGCCCTGAACATCGAACTCCGCGCCACAGACCGTGGATTTTATACTGCAGCATTCAAGGGATCACTCGACAACCAAATGAGAGCCGCAGGGGTAGACGCGCCAAAGCCAGAGATGCTGGAACGCGCCCACTACGAGGCCATGTACCGAACCTTTCAAGATGACTCAGTTCTCGCAAAGTTCCTGAGCGGTACCAAGAAGGTGCTGAACCTTGGGAAAGAGTTCGGCCTCGGTGATTTCATCATCAAGTACCCGAAGACCCCGGGAAACCTCGTGTCTCGTGGCATCGACTACTCACCGTTAGGATTCGCCAAGGCACTCCTCACGGTCACCAAGCCGATGATGGGACGCGGAGACTTTGACCAACGCCTCATGGTGCAGGAACTCTCTCGTGCACTCGTGGGGAGCGGTATCATCGCCTCCTCATTCGTCCTTGCCAAACTCGGCATCATGACCGCATCGCCAGAGAAAGACTTCGAGATAGGAGCTACTCAACGGACAGCAGGCCAGAGTCCATTCACGATCAACCTCTCGGGACTCAAGCGGTATGTCCTCTCGGGATTCAATGAAAACGCAGTCAAGCCACTCGAGGGAGACATCATCAGCAACTACGACTGGCTACAGCCGACAGCCATCGGTATCTCCATGGGAGCAAACGCCGCCCTGAACCCAAAGGCCAACAAGAAAGACCTCATCACGGGACAGCTGAACACGGCGTTGGCAAGTATGCAGTCGAGTGTCGACACTATCACCCAGCAACCAGTGGTCAAAGGCATCGCCGACTTCGCCTACGACTACGCCAAGCCGGGCGGTGGAATCATTCCAGCCCTGACAGGAGTAGCCACCAGTGCTCCATCCTCGTTCATTCCATCCCTCCTCAACCAAGTAGGGCAGCTTTTCGATAACACATCGCGCAACCCATACGATCCAAGCGCACTCAAGGAAGCAGGAAACAAAGTGATGGCGAGAATCCCGGGACTCCGCAACACCCTCGAACCGCGCGTCGATGTGTGGGGCGACGAGCAACAGATGTACAAGCTCGGGGGCAACAATGTCTTCAATGTGTTCCTCAACCCAGCCTTCATGAGCCGATATGTTGACAAGCCAGAAGCAGGTCTCGTACTCGATATTTTCAACCGATCGGGAGAGACACAGCAGGCTCCGCGCATGGTCGACAAGAAGCTAAAAATAAACGGAGAGACCCTCGAACTCGAAGCAGGACAGGTGACCGACTATCAGACATTCGTCGGCGAGAAGACCAAAGAAGCCTTCTCACGCCTTGCCGAGGACAAGGGGTTCGGACTCCTCTCAGACGAGGAGAAAGCCAAGCGCATGGGGAACATTCTCTCTGACATCAATACCGCCGCCAAGGTGGAACTCTTCGGCCAAGACCCGAAGAAGATCAGCAAGGGAGCCAAGGAGATACTCCTCGGAACGAGTGCAGGCGGAGGAGCACTGACGGGGGTGCCTGACGATGTGGCAAAGAGCATCTATCTCTATGACCTCGAAAAGTACACCAGGGCGAACGACCAGACAGGTATCAAGAAGTTTACCTTCGACAAGGACAAGGCGGCTGTAGCCCGTCAGATTTACGATGGCGCGTCGAAGTACGAAGACATCCCAGAGGAGGAAAAGGCGGCCATTTACCAAGCTATGGGACTGAAAGCGGAAGATGTGGAATACGACGCAATTGCCTACCAGCCAGACGATGCCAAGGGGCAATACCTGATCGAGCAGATGCAGTCAGCCAATCTTGACCATGCCTCAGTGCTCCAAGCCCTCGCAGGAGGCCGTGTGGAGAGCATAGGTGGCCGAATGCTGGCCTCTGACGGCGTACTGGATGATTTGTACCATGCAGGCATCATAACCGACGCAGAGAAGAAATCCCTCAAAAAGCTGAAGCTCGGACGGGACGGCCAGCTCGTCTCAAAAGCAGGCTCGGGAAGCGGTAGCGGAAAGAAGAAATCGAGCGCGGCACTCAACAGTCTCATCAAGGAAATCATGGCCGGTCCTGATGTCCCAAAAACCAAGACAGCCTCCGAAAAAAGCCAAGCGGTGAAGCCAATCAAACTGGCGAAGTCAACGGTGAACACCGACATCCAGTCCGTGAGCGAGAGAGAGATCGTAGCCCCGAGTGCCCAAGATATCATCCGAAGAGCAAGTGTCCCGAGCACAGGCTCGAATGTCGCTGAAGCACGCCGACTAGTCGAATCGGTGCGCGGAGGTGGTAGCACGGCTCGCACTCCTGTAAAATTAAGCCAAAGCTTCTTCCGAGGAGGGAGATAGCGTAACCAAAAACATATGTCCGTACTACTCAACACGGGACTCTCCGACCTCTCGAAAGAACTCGGAGAAACAACGGTCAACCAAACCACGAACCGCATCAAGCACTACAATGACGCGGTGATTGACTTTTTCAAAAGAAAGAAGTGGAACTTTGCATTGAAGCGGTACACGGCACTCACGACCACGAACGGAACGCAACGGTACACGCTGAACGGATTCACCGATATGCGTACCCCGGGCGGTATCAAAGAAATCTTCATCGGAACCGACTCGAGCAGCAATCTCCCATGGGTGCCAGTGAACTACGAGGACAGATTCTCAGCCTCGGTCGTCGGTCAAAAGTATTTCTACATCGACGAGGAAACGAACGATGTGGTATTCCTCGGAGACATCACCACGACAGGCGACACCATCACGATCCGCTACTGGCACATCCCTGCACGCATTGAGGACATAGCCGATGTGACAGGCTTCCCACTCCCCGACCGATTCCGCAAAGAGGTGGCCTTGGCCGCCGCCGCCTTCGTCCAGTGGGCACGATACTTGGGATCAGAAGGAAACGCCAAATGGACACTCTACGAGCGCATGGTGGCGAACGCCGAAGAACAGCAAAATGAACGGAACCGTGGCAACATCCGAAGAATGGGAAATCCTCTCCAGTTCCTCGGTTTTCGCCGTACTTATCCTAACCAATCACGACGGGCATGAGACCACTAGCTCCCCTCACAGGAGGCGCAAGCCTACCAACGCGCAGCTGGCTATTCGATGGCTTCAACCTTGGAGTCAACAACTTTGCATTGGCGACTGAGCTGAAGGGGAACGAACTCGCGGAAGGCCGAAACATCGAGCTTACAGGGAAAAGGAGCATCCGCCCCAGAAGGGGAGGGGAGCGTCTGGGGAACGCCGTAGGGGGGACATCCATCGACGGACTGTTCCAGTACAAAGAGGCCGCGACCAACAAAATCCTCGCTATTTCTGCAGGGTTGCTCAAGGCCTACAACTCGGGAACAGGGGCATGGGACGCGATCACGGGCGGAACATTCACCTCAGGCCTCCGCACCCGTGGCGTGAAGCTTCGGAGCAATACCTACTTCGGGAACGGCACGGATGACTTCAAACGCTATAACGGGACGATCGTCTCAACCTTTACCGCCGTAGCAGCCCCCACAGGCCTCACTGTGGTGCCTCAGGGCGTGACAGGGAGCACCAACTACCAGTACACCGTCACAACGGTCACAGACAAGGGAGAATCGCTTCCTGCGACGAATGTGTCTATCACCAACGGAAACGAGACTCTGACCGTTACCAATAAGAACCGCATCACTTTCAACCGACGCACGGACTCGCAAGTGGTCGGCTACAATGTCTACGGCCGGAAGACCTCAGGACTCGGCGTGACGCTCATGCACTACATCGACCAAGCATCCTCTGGCGCGACCATGACATGGGATGATGACGGGACAGTAGCACCTCAAATCTGGCTTCCACCAGACGGCGATTCCACTGATGGTCCGGTACTCTCAATGTGGGAGCAACTCCGTGGTTCTCTCGTCGGTGCAGGAGACCCGAACCAGCCTCACCGCTTCTTCTTTTCAGGAACTGGCGACCGATACGAATCATTCAGCCCAGCCCACAACGGAGGGTGGGTAGATGTGCGTCCCGGCGACAACGATAAGGGCATCAACGGCCTCGCGCCATTCGAGAGCAAGATTATCGTGGCGAAGGAGCAATCCATCCACAACTTCCAATTCAGCGCGACTACAGGTGACGCGGTCATCCAAGAGCTGATCACCTATGTAGGCTGCGGCGCACCCGGCTCCATGATCGTCATGGAAAACGATGTGGCCTTCATCGACTCAGAACGCAAGCTCCGGGTGCTTGGCTATGAGCCGAACTTCTCGGCCGCGATCCGTACCAGCTCACTCTCAGAGGGACGATCGCAAGCTCTCTTCGACGACATCGACCCGAACTACATCCAAAACTGCGAAGCCGTCTACCACCAAGGACGATACCTCTTGGCGTACACCCCTGTCGGCGCGACCAGCAATGAAAAGGTGATCGCCTACGACCGCCGATACCTCGCATTCCTTGGAGTATGGGACGGAGCAGACTGTCATGTGAAGAGCTGGCTCGTGTGGGACGGGCGCGACAAGAAACAGCGTCTCTACGCAGGATCGAGCGACACGGGGTATGTGTTCGAGTTCGGTGTGGAGGGAATCCTCACCAACCAAGACGGGACAGCCGTGGCCGCACTCATCCGAACCAGAAACGAGGACATGGGGAATAGCGGTCAACAGAAGCTCTACAAGTGGGCTGACTTCCGATTCTTCCGTACTCAAGGAACCGTGACCATCAAGACCGTGCTCAACGGTGCCACAACGCTCGACGAGCGGTCATTTTCTAGCGTCTCAAACACGGGATTCGGCGTGGCACAGTGGGGAGAGGTGCAGTGGGGTGTCTCAACGGGTGAAGCGGCCAGCGTTTCAGATATCGACAAGACCTACCGAAAAGAAATCTACGAGATAGCGAACTCCCTAGGATTTGAAGTTTCAAAGAGTGGAGCACAAGACGACTTCGTGCTGGTGTCGATGCGCGGACAAGCAGCTCTCCTGCCCGAGCCAGTGTTTGACTCGGAAAATGTGATTTGATTCTGGTAATAAGGTCGTAAAAATTGTATAATATAATTATGGATTCAAAAATCTTCAAAGCTAAAAACAGAGAATCGGGCGTGCTCTCCGCAACGCTTCTTGCAGCGACCGTAAACTCTGCATCCGTGACTCCAACTCCGAACTACGCGCCGGGTGTCATTGTTCTCCGTCCCGGGACAGCCTTCGAGGAGCACATCTACTACAAGACCAAGGACTCGGGTGCAGGAACCATTTCAGGACTGACGCGCGACTACACAAACCTCAACGGTGGCACAGGATTCGAGCATACGAACGGGTCGTCATGGGAGACCCTGCAGGCATCCGAATACCTGAACAACATCGTGGATGCTATTCTTGAGGGATACCAGCAAGAACAATCCACAATCGCCTATGTAGGAGCCACCTCCTTCACCGTTCTCGGCGATGTGACCGCTTTTTACACCCAAGGACGCATCCTCCGTTACAACCAAGACAACACAAAAATCGGCATCGTGGCCTCATCTTCCTACTCGGGCGGATCGGGACTGACGACGGTCGTGACGAACTACGGAACCGTACCAGCCGTTCTGACGCATGTCGAGATTGGGATCATGCCAAAGGCAGCCACGAACCTCGTCGCGCTCACCAGCGACATTCAGAATGCAAGCTACATCTACGCCGCCGACTCGGGCGGATCGGATGCCTATGCTATCACTTTGGCTCCTGCAATCACAGCATATGTGACCGGGCAACTCTTCCTCTTCAAGGCGAACACGATCAACACTGGTGCTGCTACTTTGAATGTGAACGGACTCGGAGCGAAGACTATCAAGAAGAACGTCTCTTCCGATCTCGCGACCGGAGACATCCTCGCGGGACAGCTCGTGAAGGTGATTTACGACGGGACGAACTTTCAGCTTGTGAGCACTATACCGGCGGCTGCGCTCAATGCTCCTCAAGGATTTCTCACAAATGGAAAAATTGTTCCTTCGGTTGCCGCCTCTGACTTGACCGTGGCTATAAAGACGTTAGCCGGTGCTGATCCGAGTGCCTCTGACCCTGTGTACTGTCGAATCGGAGATACTGTCCGCTCAATTACAGCCGCGCTCTCGGTTACAAAAAACGATGCTACAAACTGGTTCAACTCTGGTAGTGCCGAACTGGCGACAAAGGAAGTAGATTACTTCGTGTACCTCGGTTACAACGCTACCGACGGAGTAGTGATTGGTTTTTCTCGTATACCTTCGGCCGCTCAGTACTCTGACTTCTCTGTAACGACCACCAATGAAAAGTACTGCGCTATCTCGACAATCACAACCGCCGCTTCGACTGACTACTACGAAGTCATTGGTCGTTTCGCCGCTACTCTCTCTGCTGGTGCTGGGTATACCTGGAGCGTTCCGACTTTCACAGCTATCAACCTTATTCAAAGACCGATTTATGAGAGTCGCTGGCTAACCTGGACTCCTACTTTTACTGGATTTTCAGCTAACCCAACCGCAGGAGTTTATCGTTACAAAGTATCATTGACAACTGTTATAGCAGCTTTTCTTGAAGGTAGCAACGGAACAAGTAACGCTGCTGGCTTTACAGAAACTCTACCATTTACTGCCGCTGGAATAGGGGCTGGTGGTTATTTTCGTGTAGTAAATAACTCTGCATCTGCCGATGGTGGAGCGGTTGTTGCTGCAACTAGTAATTCCTTGACACTCCTTACGGCAGGTGGTTCCACATTTGTTTCCTCTGGAGGAAAACGTATTCAGGAAGGACACGTGACATACGAAATCTAACCACCTATAGAACCAATCTAATATGAACCAAGAAAAATGCGAACGCTGTAAGAGAGTGAAATGCAAGTGTAAAAAATAAATATATGCCAGTAGTAGAAATCACGTCAGCAGCGGTCGCAAAACACGGTGTAGTCGCTTTTTTCGGCGCTCTCGTCCATGCACTCAATGCACACCGACACGGAGATACGAAGAGTCTCCTCGATATCCTTACACTCACGGTGATCTCGTCTTTTTCTGGCGTGATGTTTGCTTTCCTTGGCCTCCATTTCTTCTCTGAAGGATCCTATCTCACACTCGCGCTCGCGGGGGCGGGAGGATTCCTCGGGGTGGAGGGGATGGGACTCGTCATCAAGATCCTTAAGAAATCTCTCCTGGCTAATATCTCAAAATGATGGAAGCCGAGAGCGGCTAGTCGCCGTACTAGACGTTCGCGGGTTCTTTCAAAGAGGAGAAAGCCATGAAAGCGAATCAAGCGAAAGCTCCGGAGCAGAATATCCCTGAGAAACCATGCTGCGTCTGCGGCCGTCCGACTCTCGGATATGGTACCTGGCGTGACGGTGTTACCTGCTCGCGCACCTGCGAATATGTCAAATCAGCAGGGTCGAAAACACTCATCGAAGGAGATGATGATGACGATTAGACATGTTATCGTTTGATAATGAGTGTTGTGGAGGTTGGGTGCTGCATATCCTTCCTCCACATCAAGCCTTCAAGGGCAGTAATGAGTTTTTTTGGAGCTGAGCAATCTCCTTTTTCTTTCTCGTTACTGCCGCCCTTGAGGGCTGGAATTGTGGTATAATGTATGAAGAACAAAGACCATATGAAAGGAATAGACATATCGCATCATCAAAACGATAAAGGGAAGGTCGACCTGAAGACCGCACGCGCCGCAGGGTACGAGTTTTGCTTTGTGAAGTGCACCCAAGGGACGACCTACAAAGACCCGTTCTACGAGAAGAACAAGAAGATGGCGCGTGAAGCAGGAATGCTCTTCGGGGCGTACCACTTCGCCGGGAATTACAACCCCAAGGACAATCAGAACTATCCGCAAGACCCGATCAAGGAAGCGCGGAAGTTTCTCGAGAATGTCGGCGACCTCTTGCCGGGAGAAATCGTCGTTCTCGACTTCGAGACACATGTCCTGAAGAACCCAGTCGAATGGTGCCACGACTTCCTTCTCCATGTAGAGACGGAGCTCGGTTTCAAGCCCATGCTCTACACCTACCATGAGTTTTTGAAGAAGTACGACTGGACGAAGGTATCAAGCGCGAACTATGGCCTGTGGGCAGCGCGGTACGGCCTGCAACAGCAGAACCCGAACAACCTGTTCCGCCCAGCCACAGGATCGTGGCCGTTCTTCGCCATCTGGCAGTACTGCTCGAAGGGGAGCGTCCCGGGACTGATCGGAAACATCGACCTGAACACCTGCGACATGGATATGAGTACGCTTCGGAAGTACGGGAAGCCAGAGGAGCAGTGCAATCACAAATGTCCACTCCACTGCCTATGAAAGAAGTACGACTCAACACTAGAAAGAAAAATACCGATCTAGTCGCTATAGTCGACGATTCCGACTTTGAAAAAGTATCGGCATTGAAATGGTCGCTGTCACACAACAACAGGTATGCAGTAACACTAATTTCTGGGAAATTGGTTCTGATGCACAGATATCTAATGGGAGACGAGGCTAGCATAATTGACCACAGAAACGGAAACGGGCTAGACAACAGGAGAGAAAACATAAGGCCGTGTTCAAGATCAGAGAATGCCATCAACTCAAAAATGAGAGTGAACAACAAGTCAGGGTTTAAGGGGGTGTCTTGGGATGGAAGAACGCAGAGGTGGAGAGTCAGTATCAGAGCGAATATGAAGACGCACTGGCTCGGAAGATTCAACAGTATAGAGGAGGCAGTCCTCAGATACAAAGAAGCGGCAAAAGTCATTCACGGAGATTTCATTTTTAATCAGTAACAATAAAGCTATGCAGCCAGAGTATCAAGTGCAGGAGTCGTTCTCGTTTGATAGCGTGACGCTCAAGAAGATTGGGAAGGGTGCCATCATCGCAGGATTGGGTGCCGCAGCCGTCTATGGACTGGAAGCAGTCCTCACGATGGACTTCGGAGAATCGACCCCAATCATCGTCGCTCTCGCGTCTATCCTCATGAACGCGGTCAAAGAGTTTGTAAAGGGGCGATAATAAAACACCTATGTCAAAAGTTCTCGTAAATACCAGCGCAGGAGTCAAGCCAATCGGAACCGACCCGGGACTCCAAACGAATGTCACTGTCGACAGCTCGAACAAGTCGTTCACCGTACCAGCCGGGAAAATCTGGGAAATCGAGTGGCTCTATGTGACACTCATCACTACCGCGACCGTCGGTAACCGCCAGCTTCAAATCGAAATCCTGAAAGCGGACAACACCGTCCTCGCAGCCATTCCAGTAGGAATCGTGCAGGCAGCCTCGCTCACGCGCAACTACCTCCTCGCGGAACACCTGCCAGACTTGACCGCGTTCCGAAACACAGCCTACCTCATGACACCAATGCCGAAGTTCACTCTTTCCGCAGGCATGAAGGTGAAGGTGTACGACATCACCGCCGTCGCCCCAGTAGCCGACGACATGAACATCCAGATGATGGTAGACGAACTGCAGACAGCCGTGTAGAACCTTAAGCCCCGACTGGGGTGCTGAGTAAGCTCTGGCGATCACCGACGGATGAAACCCGAGGAGGACTCACCAGTAAGGGAGTACATTAAAAACACAAGCAAAACACCGCGCCATACTTGCGGTGTTTTTTGCTTTGTAGAGCCATTTGATGATTAAGACTTGGAAAAAATGACCAAGTACCCACTTGACAACAACCGAGCGAAGGAGTATACTGGAACTACCAACCTCGAAAAGCCCTAACACTCTAGCGGCACTTCTACGGGGAAGGAAAAAAACGGGTGAGCTATCTAACCAGTAACACGGCTAGGGTGAAGCCCAAAAACAAATATGTCTGTCATGGACAAAATCGCTGCAGAAAGAAAAAAGGTACTTGAACAAGGGAGAAAGAAGAACGGACGATACGATAAGAAGCGCGACAGCTTCCTCCTCTGGGGAGAATACCCAACAGGCTGGCAGATGATCAAGGACAGCATCCTCTGCATCATGCTGATGGGAGCACTCATCGGACAGGTGAAGCAGGTAGACATCGCAGAGCTGATGGCTCCGAAGACACTGACCTTCGTACAGCAACACACCATCGCCCCGGCGCAAGCCAAGGAGGTGGTAGCTGAGAAGAAGGAAGAGCCGACAGAAGAGATCGCGACGATCGTCGCCAAGGTGCGCCGACTCGAAAGCTCGGGCGGTATCAAAGACGGATGCCTCGAAAAAGGCAAAATCAACGGATACGGATACGCGCAGAACAAATCGAGCTGGATCTGCTACGACAGCCACGATGAAGTGAAGAGCCTCGTGACCAAGTGGTTCGAGCGAGACCTGAAGGAGCGGACACTGGCGCAAGCACTCTGCCGCTACAACACAGGAACCCCATCGGACAACTGCGAGTACCTCGAGAACTACAAGAAGCTGTAACAGGACATGGTGCTCCACAGGAAGCAAAGGAGCTAAGTGAGGACTGATCCCCTAAAGCCATGACCTCCTTAAAAACAAGTATCGAGAGTGCAGGAGTCAGACTGATTCGACCAATGGACGGGTCAGAGGCCACAGTCACACAATGCCGACTGGCAAGTAGAGAACGCCGAGTAACCTTAGGGTGAACACGCAAGTATCGAAAACGACCACATCGAAAGTCTCAGGACTAGGGGTTTGCGTACTGAGACAGCATTTGCCCACCTTGCTCTGACTCATGCACCCTCTATATTTGAAAAAACTATGATACCAGAAACGAAAGAAGAGTACGACAAGATGATGGGCGTAGATCAACCAGACTACGGGTCGAAAGCTGTCATCAAAAGAGATGTCCTCCGCGCCGCGAAAGCGAAGGGCTACAAGACGAGCAGGTTCCATCGGATGCCGAAGAACCAGCTCAGGGCGATCGCACTAAAAGATAACCAGTAAGAACAATTTTATGGCCGAGAAAAAGAAGAGCTATAGCAACGGTGTGTGGTTGTGTGAGCACTGCGGAGATCAGAGCGGTACAGCAATCAAGCTGTGTGCCAACTGTCGAACGGCAGAGCAACGCGCCAAGATGGACGCAGAGAACAAAGCTATATTCGAGGCAGCAGGAAAGGTGTTTCGATGCCAGTACTGCCTGCGTAAAAAGGCAGGCCTATAAACGAGGCAGACGCAGCAGGGTGGATTCAGATAGCGGTCATCGCCGCTGTCTTTTTCTGGATCATCAGCCACGGAGACGAGAAGACCGCTGACCCGGGATTCTGCGTGAAGCACCAGAAGCCGATGCAGTGGCGAGGCTGGTACCCGGGAGAAAAAGGGTCGTTTTGTGACCTCTGCGAATGGGAAAGAATACAGTACGAAGAAGAGCATGAACAAGCCAAAAAGTAGCAATCACTTGACAAAAGTAACCAAGTACCCGATAATAGAGCTATGGAATACCAAACACGAATGAGGAGAATATTCAGTGCGATGAAGGCGAGGTGTAAGACTCACCCGAATTATGCTGGAAAGGGCATCAAAGTCGAGTGGGAAACATTCGATGAGTTTTTTGTTGACATGGGAAAATCATACCTCGCTCACGCGAAGAAACACGGAGAGAAAAACACCACGATAGATCGCATCGACTCAGATGACCACTACGCAAAGAGGAACTGTCGGTGGGCAACATACGCGGTGCAAGCAAGGAATATGGCTGGCATTCCGCTGAACGCAGAGCGAAGGGATACGGTGTGCCAATTTTGTGGCCTTGGATTCCAAGGGAGAATAGACATCAGGAAAGAACTCCATGACGAATGCTCCTACGAATTGAAAAAAGCTCGGATACAGGCCAATTTCCACGCGTGGAAGGGAGATCGTCGCGCGCTTTACTTTGCCAACCTCGTGAGATTTTACGAGCTGACCAGAAAGGGGGTGGAAATATGAGGGCACGATTTATCGGGGACGATAGCGACCCGTGGACGCTACAGCACAGGATCATCAAGGACGGAGAATATAACATCGGACTAGAACACGCCGGACTGATACGCAGATTTTTTACAAGAGCAAGGATCATCCTCTGGGTGCAGGTGCGCGGATTGTGGCACAGCATACCGTATCAGAGCATGAGGGCTTTTGAAGCAAACTGGAGAGTCAAATAGATAACCAAACTAAACTGCTCAAGTTTTATGACGAAGAAGAAAACAGCGACGGCAGTCGTCGCAGCACCACGGAAGCCGATGGCTCTGGTGAAGAAGGTAGAGAAGAAGCCAGCGTTCGAGAACATGCAGTCCATAATGAACAATGGACGGGAAGACCTCGCAGCACAGGGCGCATACGACCTCATCATGGTCGCCTGCAAAGTGTTCGAGCTACCACCCCAAGGCATCACAGTCCTCGGGAACGCCCCCTACATCAACAAGGTTGGGTGGAAGATCAAGCAGAATCAACTCCTCAAAGGATCAGTCGTGAAGACCCTCTGGGTACACCACGCCACCCCACTCGAGAAGTACGCCATCGTCGAGGCCAAGGTGCTCGACAAGGAAGGCAAGGAAGTAGCCAGTGCGATCGGGGAAGCAACCGAGGCCAGCATCAAGCTGACGGCGGTCAAGCAGACCCTCAACATGATGGCAGAGACACGCGCCAAGAACCGTGCGCTCTTCGACGCGCTCGTCGCAGAGACCTACGAGAAAGCACTCGCGGTCATGGAGGAGATGAAGCTCTCGGAGGAAACCAAGCGCAAGATCGGAGAGACCGCGCGAGTCACAGCCGAAGAGATGAACGAGAAGGAACAGCCACTCGAGCCACCGAAGCCGAAAGTGGAAACGACCAACTACCTCGAACGCCTGAAGATTCGCCTCTACAAGCTGGGAGCCAAGACCCCAGAGCAGGCCTTCAAGCTGATCGAGAAGAAGACTGGCGGAGTGCTCCAGAGCTTCGACGAAATGACAGAAGACATGGCGCGAGACATCCTAAAAGACCTCACAATATAAACCTATGGCCTACACAAAAAGAGCACCAGACAAGACAGTAGAAATCTACGGCGGAACCATCAAGGTCGACTACTACGACCAGTACCACCGCTACCTCGTGAACGGGGAAAAGAAGATGGGAGTGACCACGGTCACAGGCCTCATCGACAAGAGCCGCGCCCTCATCTACTGGGCAACGAACCTGACCCGGGACTCCCTCCTCAACACCCTGCAGAATGGTCTGGCGATCACAGAGATGCATGTCATCGAAGCCGCCAAGCTCCACGCGCAGAGGAAACAGGAAGCAGCCGACAAAGGGACGATGGTGCACAACCTCGCTGAGCAATGGATCAAGAGCACCCCGAAGGAACGCAAGGAGATGGTCATGCCACAAGACCCGGAAGTCTACAACGGCTTCATGGCATTCCTCGGATGGGTACGCGAGAACGATGTGAAGTTCCTCGCCTCGGAAAAGATAGTGTACTCAAAGGAGAATGACTACATCGGGACGCTCGACTCCGTCTTCACGATGAAGGCAGAGAAGCATGCGATCCGCCACCTTGGGGACTTCAAGACCTCAAGCGGAGTGTACCCAGAGATGATCTTCCAAGTGACAGCCTACGAAGAGGCTGAGAAGGAAGAGGAAGCCTTCCTCGTCAAGGCCAAGAAGATGAAGGCCAAAGAGGTGCTCCCATGGGGCGATAAGTACATCCTGCGCTTCGACAAGAAGATCGGTGACTTCGAGCCATACTGCATCCCGGCCGAGAACCACGAGGTGGACTTCGAGGCCTTCAAGGGACTGCTCTGCGCGAAGAAGCGACTGACGATAATCGAGGAAGAAATGAAACCGTAAGAGTATGGAAGAGTTTCGTAGAAAATGGCTAGGAGCGAACATCTGCTTTGGATGTAAAGACGGCTGTGCAATCTCGACTCGAATGATTGATGAAATGATAGAAGACATTCAAAAAGAAATCATCAAAGCCAAATTCCAGGAGCGAAATCGTATAAAGTCAGACCTACTCAGAATAGCCGACGAAATAGAAGGAGAAGAGTTACGGTATGAGGTTGAGCAATATTTTAAAACGATATGAAACTCACTCTGATGAACGGGTATTCCATCCTCAACAACATGACAGCACGAGAGCCTGGCGGGAATCAATTCTGTATTTGTAATATCTGTCGAAAGAAATATCCATTCCTCAGTGATGCTATAAAAAAATATGAAGAGGATGGAATCCAGTTTGAGGAGGATAAGCTGGCTCCTCTCCACCATCAACACTAACCCCAATCAAACCTTAGATGAGTATGAAAAAGGTAATTCCAATCTGGCGAGTGGTGGTCAAGGACGGGCGCATGCTCTTCCACGCCAAGGAGGAGTTCCTGAAGTACCTGACGACCATCGAAGGCGAGTGTCAGCTCATCGTGAAGAAGTGGTATAAAAACCGCACGGATCGAGAGAATCGGTACTACTGGGGAGTCGTCGTCGAGGTACTCCGCGACTTCTTCGGATATACCAAGGACGAGATGCACGATGCCGTCAAGTGGCAATTCCTCAAAAAGAAGGTAGAGGGAAAGGTGCCCGTCATGGAAGCACTGATAGTCGAGATGAAGAAGGCGAAGGTGCCATGGGAAGGACAGGCACACCTCGTGACCTTCCTTAGCCCATACCTCGACGGACTGTATGTCGGCGTACTCCCAACCATCGAAAGCACAGCCACAAAAAGCACGGCTGAGTTCGAGGAGTTGATGGAGGAGATCAGAAGGTGGGCGGCGACCGAGCACGGGGTCAATGTTCCCCTGCCAAACGAGGCTAGTGACTATAGCGAAAAACCATGATACAATCAAAAGACAAACGCCATGTGGAAGTGGCAATAGACTCAGAGGGACATGCGCTCAGCGTTCTGCGCCTTGCAAATGACACCTCCCTCTGGTGTCGCTTCCAAGGCAAGGTGTAGAACATTGAGCGCATTTTTTCATGTAACAAAAAAACAACTATGGCAAAGAGAAGAATGTTCAGCGTAGATATCGTGAAATCGGATGCGTTCCTAGACATGCCAGTCAGCTCACAACTTCTCTACTTCCACCTCGGAATGGAGGCGGACGACGACGGCTTCATCAGCAACGCCAAAAGCATAGCCCGAATGCTCAGCTCGAGCGAGGATGACATCAAAATCCTCCTAGCGAAGAGGTTCCTCCTGATGTTCCCAAGCGGAATAGTGGTCATCAAGCACTGGAAGATCAATAACTACATCCAAAGCGACCGATACACCCCAACGAAGTACACTGAGGAAAAAAAGGCTCTAACAACCAAAGAAAACGGGGCGTACACAGAATGGATACAGAATGGATACAACTTGGATACACAGGTAAGGTTAGGTAAGGTAAGGGAAGGTAAGAGTAAGGATATACGCGAGCAAAGCTCGCGACTCTTGGAGATACCGGGAATAGTACTGGGAAGCGAATACCAGCCTGATGGAGTCTCACCAAGAGATGTCCAAGACGCAAAGCCAAAGCGCGAGCGAACGCCGAAGCAAAAGGCCGCCATCCCAATCCTCCTCCTCATGGACTACTTCCGAGACGAGGTGAAACGGCTCCACAACCTCTCCTACCTGCACCGAGAAGAGGATCGCAACGCCAAAGTACGGAAGCAGATCGACTCGGCATACAGCCGATTCCAAGAGGAGACTAGACTTTTTGTAGACTGGTGGCTTAATGGAGGGGGAGCGTGGTGCAACTACGAACCTGAGGCCTGCTTCACAAACAGAGCCTTCCGAGAGTACGAGAACAAGGATGTAATTGATCAACAGCCGACGAAGGCGAAAGGAAGGGAGGTGAGAGAAATATGACATACATCGTACATATGATGGGGGGGCGAGACATCGAAATGGAAGACGACGAACACTCAAAGCTCCAACAGGCAGTGAAAGACAAGGTTGGTGCGATCGTAAGAAAAAGCAATGGAGAAATCCTGACACTGAGTACCATCTCAAGCTCAGAGAAGGTAATCGAACCGCCAAAATACGAGGCGAGTGCGGTGGACGACTTCATGGAGAGGAATCGAAAAGCTAAAAAAGAAAATAACCAGCAATCCTATGGATCACACAAAAGTACCACCTAGCAATCAAGAAGCGGAGTGGGCGGTACTTGGATCGGTGCTGCTCGATAAAAAAGCTCTGACAAGTGTAGCTAGAATAGTGAATGTAGACGACTTCTACTGGGAAGCGCACAAGACCATCTTCAAAGCCATGCTGGAAATCCAAGCTGGAATGGGAGTGGTAGACCTCCTGACACTAGCGAATAAGCTCGATGATGAGCAAAAGATAGATTCGATAGGAGGATCAGGATACCTCGCTCAGATGATGAACAGTGTCCCAAGCGCAAGTAGCGTGGTGCACTACGCAAAGATAGTCAAAAAGCACTCAACCGCCAGACAGCTGATAATAGCTGGGCATAAGATCATCGAACTGGGCCAAGCAATCCCAGAAGAAAAAGAGGGCATTGCAGAGGCCAGCAAGACCATTCTCGACATACATGCCAAGAAAGACACCGAAAGCCATGCTGTGGGCGAGATTCTGAACGAATACGAGGATTTACAGGAGCAGTACGCCGATGCCGCGAGGAATGGAAAAAGCATCTTGGGCGATACGACTGGATTCTTTCGACTAGACGAAATGACGCAGGGATTCCGAGAACACCACCTCTGGCTCATCGGAGGATACACCAGCGTAGGAAAAACATACTTCGCGCTGAACCTTGTGCGCTGGCTCCTCGAGCAAGACAAGAGGATCGTCTTCTACAGCCTCGAAATGAGCAAGGTAGACATCATAGGTCGTCTCATGGCGATCCTTACTGAGATGCCACCACAGTACATTCTCAGAGGAATTATGACGGAAGATGAGAAGTTTCGATACGACATAGCCAAAGCATTCCTCGCGCAATGCAATCTGACAATCTACTCAGACATGCACAACCTCGACGAGCTGAAGTTCTCGATGATAGAGGAAAGTATGAAAGAACCAGTTGGAGTTTATTTTATAGACTATGTTCAGCTGGTAACGAGAACTGGTGACGAATACAAAGACATGAGGGCAGCAGCAACAGAACTCCAAGCTCTGATGGGACAGCTCAAGAGTCCGCTAGTGATGCTCTCACAGCTCTCGAACGAAGCGGTGAAGTCACCAAAAAGCATAGTCTCAGGGTTCAAGGGAGCTGGAAACCTTGCGCAGGCAGCCGACTACGGAATCGAACTCTGGCCTGGAGAGAAGGACATGGATGTCTTCAACCAGAATAAGTCAAAGGGAATACCAGTACGAGTGAAGCTCAACCTGAAGAAGAACCGGCAAGGTCGATCCGGAGTAGTCGATATGATGTTCAGCTCCTACACGGGAGTTTTTAAAGAAGAAGGGAAACTAACATCATGAACTGGACGAAACAGTGGGAGAAGGAGCGACGAAAGCTAAAGGTGGAGTTTGAGGACAAGGGCATAACCACCTGCGAGCTACGCTTCAACGGATGCTGGCGCGACAACGCGCTCAGCTTCGCCCACCGCCACAAACGGGACTTTTACAAAACCCGAGGCAAAGAGCATCTGCTCGGAGACTTTTGGGAAGTCATCCTCGCCTGCATCCCGTGCCACAACAAGATCGAGGACGACAGGGGGCTTACGGAATCCGTCTTTAAAACATTGCGTTATGCCATTAGGCCGTCATCAATACCTCGGGAAGAACGAGGGGAAGTTCAGTCGGTTCGTCTCCAAGCTTACGACATCGAAGGAACGGAAGCTGATCAGGAAGAAGATGCCAAAAATACTAAAACAACTAGAAAGGGAACGAGAGTATGAAAGAGTCAGATGTCCAGAGGCTGTTCGGGAAACAAAACAGGCTCTTCGGAGCGTTCGAGCTGAAGTTCACCAAAGGAAAGAGCATATCGTTCGAGGCGGTCGCGGCGCATCAGATCAAGTCGCTCCTCGCGATCAGCAATAACGGACTGTACCACAAGCTCATCGATCCGCCGATATTTCCCGGCATGAAGACGCGGTTCAATGCTCCACGGCCGTTCGACTGCTTCAACCTCAAGGATATACCAGCCTACATCGTGGCAGTGTTTTACGAACCGAACAAGAAAAAAACCGCCTACTACATCCCAATCGAAGACTATGTGATGATGCAGGAGCAGGTGGAGGCTGGGAACATGGGGGGGAAGCCAAGAAAGAGCTTTACAGAGCCACATGCGGAGGCTTACGCCACCCATGTCCTCGAGCTGAAGAATATTTGACAACCGAGCGAGAAAGTGCTAGATTTAGACTATGCACAAAGAAAAGTCTACCAAGCACGAAGAGATCGGACGGAAGGGCGGCAAAAAGACCGCTCGGAAGTACGGCAAAGACTACATGCGTGAGATATCGATGCGCGGTGTGGCCGTTCGTCTTGCCAACCTGAAAAAGAAAAAGGAAGCGTATGGTAAGAATCGAAAACAGGACGCTGTTGCAGTTCCTCATCATGGACGAGGATAAGACTCTCGCTCTGGTGTTCCCGAACCTCGTCATCCAAGTATTCGCCCCAAGGTGGGCACTCGAAGATGAGATATACCTCTACTACGGAGACACTCGCTATCGGCTAATTTTTACACCAAACCCCTATGCCGGAGAAAAAGAAAACCAGTGACCAAATGCTCGAGTATTTCCTCCACCGATGGAAGGGGGAGATTTTCGCTGACCTCTCGAACTACCCAGAGCACATCCGCGCTCTCGAGACATTCCCGAGAGACCAGATCATGGACTTCATCGACCTGCTGAACTCGAACATCGCCATCGCGCTTCTCTACAAGTACAACACCACCCTCCTCGATATCATCATCGAGGAAACAGGTGCGGAGAAGCTCAGGGTCGACTCGAATGAGCTGGGGCAGAAGAAACCTAAAAAATCTAAGAAGAAAAAAGAGTGATGCCGAAAGGTTACTTAAAAAGCGGAGAGCCACTGAAGCCATCTTTCAAGGGAAGGAAACATACAGTTGAGTCTCGAAAAAAGATAGGTGAAAACAGTAACCACTTTGGAGAGAAAAACGGAATGTGGAAAGGCGGTATATCAAGTGATAAAAAGTATCTTAGCTGGCTGAAGAATAAGAGAAACAGGATGCCAAAGGTTGGCAGACACACCTACGGAGAGTGGGAAACGCTGAAGGCTCAGTACAACTGGACATGCCCATGTTGTAAAAGAAAAGAGTCGGAAGTCAAGCTAACAGAGGATCACATCATACCACTCTCAAAAGGCGGATCAGACAACATCGAGAACATCCAACCACTTTGCCAAAGATGTAATTCAAAAAAGCACGCTAGAGTAGTTAAATACAACACATTTATGTTAAAAACAAGACTAGAGATGATGAAGGACATCCACACCGCGAGCCTTGAAAACCTCGTCATGCTGGATGTGGAGATCGTCCACGGAGAACGGATGGTCGAAGCCATTAAAGGATCGGAGGACAGCGCGAAACTCGCCTACGACATCAGCAAGGAAGTGAACCTCAAACTGGCACAGGCCAGCCAGAGACGGACAGCCATCGACATCCTTGAGAAGATGATCGCCGAAGAAGAGAAGACACCGAAGCCTATCGAAGAAATAAAAAATCCGCCCGTCAAGGAGGAGACAGAAAAGAAATGAAAACCGAACTCAGAAAACTCACCGACCTAGTCCCATACGCCAAGAACCCCCGAACCATATCGGAGGACAAGGCAGAGGAACTGAAACGAAAGATATCCCGATGGGGTCAGCTTGGTGCACTTCTGATTGACGGTCGCGACAACAAGACCATCCTCGGAGGCAACCATGTGTTCGAGGCCATGAAAGCTCTCGGACTCGAGAAGGCCACGGTAGAGTACCGAACCCCGAAGGACGACGCAGAAGCCCTCGAGCTGGTGATTCTCCACAACGAGAAGTACGCTCAGTGGGTGCAGCAAGACCTCGGGAAACTCCTGACTGAGTACAAAGACCGCATCGACCTCTCGGAGTACCACATCGACCTCGGGAAAGGAACGGAACTCAAGACCGTCCTCGCCAGATTCGGCCAGACCGAAGAGGACGACTTCGACGCTACCCTTCCGGCTGAACCAGTCAGCAAGTTCGGTGAGGTGTACCAGCTCGGAAGTCACCGTCTCATGTGCGGCGATGCTACCGATCCACAGAGCGTGAAGCGACTGATGAACGAAGAGCAGGCCAACCTTGTCGTGACCGACCCTCCATACGGCGTGAGCTACAAGGGAAACCCGAACGGCCAAGAGTACGAGATGATCAAGAACGATGAGCTAAGGGGGGGGGGCATTGATAGAACTCCTGCAAAAGAGCTTCACCAACATCGCTCTCCACGGCGTGAAGAACATGCCAGCGTATGTCTTCTACGCATCATCGACACACAAGGAGTTCCAAGACGCACTCGAGGCGGCAGGATTCAAAGTCCGCCAACAACTCATCTGGGCGAAGCACATGGTCATAGGGAACTCAGACTACCACTGGGCGCACGAACCGATCCTCTACTTGGGGCACGGCAAGGAGCGTCCTATTTTTCATGGAGACCGGACGAACAAGACAGTCCTCGATACGGTAGGCGACATCGCCAAACTCCCGAAGGAGAAGCTCCTCGAGATACTCTCCGACCTACAGAGCACCGTCATCCGAGTGAGAAAGGACTCCATGAAGTACCAGCACCCAACCCAGAAGCCAGTCGGCATCCTGACACCCCTCATCAAAAACTCCAGCGCAGTCGAGGAAGTAGTGGTCGATCTCTTCGCAGGAAGCGGCAGTACGATAATCGCCTGCCAGCAACTTGGACGATACGCCTACGCCATGGAGTTCAGCCCAGCCTTCTGCGATGTCATCCGAAGGAGATACGCGAAGTTTGTGGGTAAGGAGACTAAGTGGGAAGAAGAAACACCCGTATGCTAGAAGCAATCAAAAACAAGGTGCGTGAGATATTCCCGGAGAAGGGAACCATCGGGTACGCACTCAAGCACGGGAACCGCGCCGCTCGACGGCAGGCCATGGCTCAAGTGCACAGGCTCGAGAAGAAACAGCATAAGCAGTTCCAGCGTCAACTAAACCAAAAACCGTAGCACACACATATGGAAAGAGACCAGCAATTCGTGGCCGACCTCGTGAAAGAGATCGTGAACCACCCAGAAGATGTAGTGGTAGACCGCAAGACCGATGAGCTAGGAGTCCTCCTCACGGTACGAGTCCACCGGGAAGACATGGGCATAGTGATCGGCCGAGCCGGGAGCAATGCCGGAGCCATCCGCACCATCCTCCGCGCAGTAGGTGCCAAGCAGAAGAGCCGACTCAATGTGAAGTTCGAGGAACCAGAAGGGTCAACTCATTTCCATAACAGGCCGAGAGTCTCCAGCATAGATGCCGCGCTGGGACGAACCGAGCCACAAGGAGAGTATGAAGGATATGAAGAAGGCTCCAGCATTCCTGAGAGCCAGAAGAGCTAGTGCCTACCGAAGAGCCTGCGAGAAAGCAGGGAAGCCAATGGACGAAGCCGGGAGAAAGAAGATATCCGACTTCGCGGAACTGGCGATCCAAGCAGGGAAAGAGAGAGGTATTTATCCAACAAAGAAACAATGATATGAAAGCCAAGAAAATCACCATCACCATCAGCTACGAGGAAGAGAACTCAACGCTCCAGCTGACGGCCAAGCACACCATCATCACAGACAAGCCACTCGCCGACATCCTCGACGAGGTGAAGAAGATGGATCAGAAGATCACAGGAGTCACCCCACTACTCTAACCGTAACGAATGGGGGCTGATGGGAGGATGAGGTATCGGACTGCAGACTAAATCAGGTCACTAGGGAATCGACCCTCTAGCACTGCTGTCGGCCTGATACCCTCTCCCCATCAGCCCCCAACAAAGACCTATGCCACGAAAACCAAAAGTAACCGCCATGACAGTAGAGAAACAGAAAGCGGCCGAGAGTAAGGTCGTGGCTCAGATTGTCGATACTCCAACAAACCAAATCGTAGAGACCAAGGAGGGAGAGCCTGATATCCGAGTGAGCCAGAAATTCAAAGATTGGACAGTGCTATTTTTTGATAAGAGCAAGCCAGAGACATACGGCAATGCAACGAGATGTGCTCTAGCGGTATATGATACGGAGGACTACCAATCGGCAGGTCGCATAGGACACGAGAACACAAAAAAACTCAAAAATCTCGCGGCCACAGTGTCCGATGCAGAGGGATATGGGTACGCTGACCTCATCAAGATTGGACTCAAGAAAATGATGGAGGGAAGCTACGGCGACTGGGAGAGCTTCATGGAACGCATGGAGCACTTCGAGCCAAAGAAGAAGGGCGGAGAGGGAAACACTTTTAACTTCGACAATCTCCAAATTGCCATCATGAACGATCGTAAGGCAAGAGGGCTAAAGGACTGAGTATGAAAGAAAAAACAATGGGAGAATATGCGGCGTGGATAGAGGGGTACGATTCGGCACTCCAATACCTACAGCGAATGAAATTCTTACAGAGGGTTTTCTTCTTGTTTTTTTGGAAGCAAATCCTGACCGATGACACAGTAGGGAAGAAACCACAGATCAGAGACGAGGTGGATGCCATCATCGCGGAGAACGAAGAAAGGAAAGGTGGTGGTGAGTTATGACAGAAGTAAAACTCGAGCGTCCGATAGACTTCATGACCAAGGACGAGATCGAACGGATGGAATACCTTCGCTTTGCTAAAGAGAAAGGATTCAAAGAGTTCACCGACGAGAGACAGTGGGAGCTGACCGAACTCGAGAAGCGTCACACGGCTATGGAAGCGCGTATCGCAGAAGAGAACAAGGATTCCAAGAGCCAGAAGCGTCGCAAGGCCGTGCAGGTGAAAGCCAAAGCCAAGACCAAGAAGAAGGTAGCGGCCAAGGCGAAGAAGGTAATCAAGAAGAAGCGGAAATAGTGTGCTCAAATACGACCTCTCCAAAAAAGAAGACCTGATGCGCCTCGCGCATGAAGACCCTCGGTATCTCATCGAGGCAGGCTTTATGGTGATCAACAAGGACAAGCAGGTGGTGCCGTTCATCTTCAACGATATCCAAAACGCCTTCTACGACGAGAGGACGATCCGCGATGACCTCTTGAAGCCGGGACAGATTGGCATGAGCACCATGATCCTCGCCATCCTCACCATCAAGTTCCTCCTCGTGCCGAACGCGTGGTGCGTGTGTATCAGCCATGAAGCCGAAGCCACTGCCCGTCTCTTCGAGAAGGTGCAATTCTTCCTCGACAACCTCCCAGTGTGGCTCAAACCGTTCTACAAGCCGAGCGTGGACAGCAAGAAGAACCTCGTGAACGGCGTGATGAACAGCAGGTTCTATATCGGAACCGCAGGAGCCATAGCCTTCGGACGCGGCGATACCATCCACTACGGCCACCTTTCAGAAGTCTCACGCTGGAAGGACTCGGGAGCCATTGCCACGGGTATCATCCGCGCGGTGCCAGTAGGCGATCCTCATACATGGATCGTGAAGGAAACCACGGCCAACGGTGTAGGAACCTACCACCATACGGAGTACGAACGCGCCAAGCGACGGGAGAGCGAGTTTACCGCGCACTTCTTCCCATGGTTCCAGCACAAGGAGTACGCCATGGAGGTAACCAGCCCGATGATGCTGACACTCGACGAGGAAGCCCTCATGAGACGCTTCCCAGACTTCATGACGCTCGAGAAGCTCCAATGGCGCAGAAAGATGATCGGAAGCCTCAACTCGGAGAGCGGATGGACACCAGAGCAGATGTTCAAGCAGGAGTTCCCGTCCGACGATGTGGAAGCCTTCCTCTTCACGGGTAACCCAGTGTTCCCGGTCGAAGCCATGCAGGAATACACGGAAACAGCCCGAAAACCCATCTGGGTGGGCAATTTGAACGGGATAGCACCATATGAGACCCTCGACGAGACAAAGGCCGGATACCTCAAAATATACAAGATGCCGAAGGCTGACGGGCAGTATCTCATCTTCTCCGATGTCGGCCAGTTCTCCGACCACTGCTCCGCGCACATCCTCGACCGCAAGACATGGGAGATAGCGGCCGTATACAACGCGCAAATCAAGGCGAACCACTTCGGTACGGAACTCAACAAGCTGGGGTATTTTTACAACAAGGCCATGATAGCCCCGGAAGCCAACAACATGGGGCAGAGCACGACTGACCGCCTCGTGGAGCTTTCCTACCCGAATATCTACCAGCGCGAACGGTTCAACCAGATCGAGGAGACCGTGACGAACGAGTACGGGTGGTGGACTGACACCAAGACCAAGAGCCTCATCATCGGGAACATGCAAGACCTCGTCCGTACCCGGCAAGTGCCCTACATCGACGAAGACACCGTGGGGGAAATGATCACCTACATCAAGAAGCCAGACGGCTCCATGGGGGCGACGAAGGGAAAGAAGGACGACCGGGTCATTTCCGTGTGTGGCGCGTACTACCTGCTCCGACAGTACCCTTTTGTTGAACCAATCAACAAAAAACAGTCGACCGTAGTGAACAAGAAGGGTACCAGACTGCGCGAACTGCGTACCAAGGGACTCAAACGGAGACGCTAGACTGTTGCAATGAAAAGAAAAGTGGTATAATACGATTGCTCGTAATCCATCTTTTTAATACAAACTTATGGGAGACCCAGTCCACCCAGCCGTCATCGGCAATGCGCCGTTCATTGTCAACTATGAAGGGGAAGTGCTCGCAGCCCGTCGCACCGTAGCGGCAGGCATCATCAACGGGGCAAAGGTGCGTCGCGCTTTTACCATTCAGAATGTCGGCACAAACCCCATCTTCGTATGCATGGGATATCCAGCATCACCAACGCAGTTCCATGCCATCTTGAAAGGGGGAAGCGCGGACTCTGACGGAAACGGTGGATCATTCGGACAGGAAGGAGCGGTCGTCTTCCAAGGTTCCGTCTACATTGCTGGGACAAACCCAAAGGTGGTCGTCACCGAAATCGTATAAACACAAAACACTATGATCGAGAACAACGCACCCGACATCGTTCTCCCTGCCGAACTCAAAAGACGAGTCGAGGCAGTGAAACACCAGATCACAGTGGACGAGGCGCACATTGCGAACCTCCGAAAGACTCGTGCCGCTGAGGAGTATGCCATCCGTGAAAGCGTGAAGCAGAAAGCCCAGCTCGAGCGTGAGATTGAAGAATTGAAGCAAGAGGTAGAAAAGACACTCGTCCAAGCGAATGAGTGTCGTTTGGATATTCACGAACTCTCAAAGAAGAAGGAGGCCAAGACGCTTGAGGTAGCCGCACTGGACGGAGAAATCATGCAACGGAAAGCATGGAACGATCAGCGCGAAGAGAACCTCGCCATCGAGGAGAAGAACCTCGCCAAGAAAGCAGCAGCTCTCGCCGTGACCGCAAAGGAAGTGGCCGAGAAGCAAAAGCGAGTCAATGACCTATTCGAGAAAGTAAGTGATGCAGTAAAAGCGTTTTAGACTATGCTAGAACAAGGTGGAGCCGACAACGAAGGCGTATCGAGTGGGCTTGCAACCGAGGCCACTCTTCAAAGCATTGACGGAAAGCTATTACTGGCAAAGGTAGTCGACGCGAACACCATCGGAGACACCACCATCGTAGCTATCACAAACACCGCACGGCTGTACTATGTGTGCCTTTCGGCAGACGGAGCGAACGCAGCTGATGTCACAGTGACGGTACGAATAGGGTCATCAGAAAAATACAAGGTATCCCTCAAAGCAGGGGCAATCTGGGCACGGAACATTTTCGCAGGGAGAAGCTACATCTCAGGATCGGCTGGCGATGACATCATCGTCGCACTCTCGGCAGCGCAGATGGTTCATGTCTCGGTCGAATACGCTGACCTATAAAAACATGTCGAGACTATCAATCGAACAACTCGTCACCACGCCAGCCACTCTCAACTACCTGTCTGAGAGTGCTTATGATTACACGAAATGGAATCTCGGGAAGGGAATCATTTTCAACAATGGAGGGACGGCCATTGACAAGTACGCCGCTCCTGACTTTCAGGCTATCCGACCCATGGAAGAATCGACTGCTTTCGCTGTCGTTCAGATTTTTGCCTACAATCTCTCGCCGACAATCTGTTACGTTTTCGGCGTAGAGAACTCAACCGGAGCCACTGCAACCCGACGTGTCCATCTTTGGGAACTGAACCGGAAAACGGGAGCACGCTCGTGGAAAGGTTTCATCACAATGACCCTCGCAACCGCGACTGCCCATACATGCCGAAACTTCACGATGGATGTGAAAGAGGAATCGACCGGGACTGTCGGCGTCTCCGGAACGGCCGTCACTGGTGTCGGGACGCTTTTCAATACGAACAAGGTCGCTATCGGAGCGCGTATCGGCTTCGGCTCAACCGATCCGTCGCAGATCACGACGTGGTACCGTATATCGGCCAAAGCCTCGGATACAGGCGCAACGCTTGCTACTTCCGCCGGAACCATCCCTGCCGGTACTCCGTATGTCATTCAGGAATTTCGCCCTGTCTATACCGCAACCAACGCCACCACGACAAACGGGGGAACGCACTACGGGAAGGGAGTGTCCATAGAGGATTTCGTCCCCGGTGGTACGACTATCGCTCTTGCGACGACTGTTGACGACGTGAAGGCGATGTACTGGCTGAAAGACGCCGCGACCCAGACAAACCTCGTCTCCGCTGGTGCTTCGCTCGAACGTGATACGGCAACGCCGACATCGCTCAATATGTACGTCCTCGATCTCGTTTCGGCCGGAAACTACAAGGTGTACAAGTACAACATCCGCGCGGCGCTCACCGTCGCCTCCGGAAACTCCGTCTCGGCGTGGGTGCTCACGACCGGAAACCAAGCCTTCACCGGAACAGGAAGCCAGAACGCGAACCTCTGCATAGCCACCGCCGGACATGGACTCGGCTCCGGAGTGAAATCGCTCTACTTTGTTTCGACGACCCGGTTTATGCGAGCGGCAGTGGCGAATATCACCTCTGGCAACGTAGCGTGGATGTCCGACGCTATCGTGGAAACGCCGACCGGAGGAACCTCAACCTTTGCGGCGACTGCCGTTCTCTCGACTGTGGAGTATATGCCGAGTATCGATGCTTTCATTGTTGGTACCACTCACGCCACTGGACTCTTCTCCTATGTGACGCAGTATGTTGCTTCGGGAGCACAGTTTCAAAAGATGTTCGGTCGGGACTACAAATACCTTGAGCAATCCCTCAAGGACAATGGCCATCCGACTATCTTCTCAAGCCAACTCACCGTCTTCTCGTATACCGATGCCGGAGCCAATCGTATCTTCGCGGTGAAGCAGGGCACGACCATTTCGACCAACCATATCTATGTCATGGCGTTCGGCTCTGACTGGGACTATTCGGCCGCTTCTTCTGGTCGTCTCATCTCGCCAGAAATATCAACTCCGAATGCTCTCAAGTACTACCGAGTATTTGCCAATCAGATCATGCACCTCGGGAGTACAGCACTCGGAAAGACGACTGAGGCATTCAGAATGTATGCTCGCACCGCCAACATCCAAACGGATGCCACGAGCGGATGGACGCTTATTGATGAAACAAATGATCTCTCTGGCTTCGCCGGCGCGGCAAGCATCCAGTTTGCTATCGAGTTCAAGACCATAGGAGAAAGCTGTCTCCCGGCTCGTATCCTCGGTCTGAACCTTTCCTACGAGGACAATACCTCTGACAGCCACTTCGCTCTCTCGGTAGCTGAATCAAGCCTCGCATCAAAACAGTTCGCCTTCTGGTTTGCCACAGCCTTCGGAGGAACCGTACCGAAGCTCTACATCCGTCTCTACAACGCCGTAACAGGTGGTCTTCTTGATACTGACGACAGTGTTGCTCAGGCAGGGACATGGGAGAAGTCAACCGATGGAGTCACCTACGGAGCCTATAACTCTACCGATCGGGCAAACGACACCACCTATATCCGATACACCCCGGCCGCACTCGCCGATGGAATCCAAGTAAGAGCTGAAATAACACAAGTATAATATGGCACTCCTCGACATCATCACTTCACACGGACATACACCAGTCCTCACCATGGAACGGGGAGATATTGGAACCGTGCTCGATATGGTATCGAGGGTGAGCGAGTTTCTTACCCCGAGGCTCGGAGTAGGCCAAGTGTTCCCAAGCCCAGACGATGTAGAAGTTGGTGTCGATTTTGGTCCTAGTGGAGCAGACTATACAGGAAACCTCGTGCAACCAGCGGAGATAGATGTGGTCACGGGCGTACAATACGGAGCAAACGGCACTGAGTTTACTGGGGATGCCCCAGCAGGCGGAGGTGGATTTATCTCAATCATAAACGAATAAAAATATGGCACGAAAACAAGAGTACAACGACGATGTCTGCAAGCTCGTACAGCGTCGCTACGAAGCCTCGAAGAAGTATACCCAGCCGTACTTCGACCGCTTCCTCGACAACTACAAGCACTATTTCCTCCGATCCATTGACGAGGCGATTGAAGCTGATCCGCAGGCCTACCCGTTCTACTCAACGCTCACCATCCCGATATCGTTCCAGACCGTGGAGACGCTCCTGCCGCGTGTTTTTTCACGCATCCCGAGCTTTACCCTGTCGACCGACATGCAAAACGACGAGGATGCTGAGACAGCGTTCCGCGAGCTTATCAAGTACCAGATAGAACACCCTTATCTCATCGATGACCCAGTCTTCATGCGCCTCTTCCGAGGAGCCAAGGAACTCTTCATCACAGGAAACATGTGGGGAGAAGTGCCATGGGTCTACAAGGAGGCCATGGTGAACGAATACCAGCCATACAGCATGCAATTAGGACTCAAGCCGTCATGGGAGAACCTTTCAATACTCGAGAAGTACGAACTGAAACCAGACTGGCAATTGGTCAAAGCCAAGAAGAAACTCATCGACGCGCCAGTGTTCCAGCACCGCTCCGTTTTCCATGTCTTTCCAGAGCCGAACCGCAAGAGCGCAGGAGAGCTTGGATGGGTCGTCCTCGAGGACTTCCTGACCATGGAGCAGATCATGGATATTGTGAAGGTAAGCCCGAACAAGTACCAGAACATCGAAGTGCTCAAGACCATGAAGCCATGGAGTGAAGGAACGACCGCGACGGGAACGAACTACGACCAAGAAGTGTCGGCTATCTTCGGCGCAAGCGATGTATCGACGGAAAGCACCGAGACCAAGCTCTACAAAGTGCTCACGATGCGCGAGCCGTACAAGCTCGTCATCACCATCAATGAGAAGCTCACCATCCGCGACACGGACAACCCGAACGGCGACGGAAAAATTGGTCTTTTCCTCTGCACCGACATCCCAGTTCCCGGACAGCTCTACGGATGGGGTGAAGTCGACCCGATCAAGAAAATCGAAGATGCAGTGACAGACCAGACCAACATGCGCATGGACTCGGTATTCTATGACCTCCTCCGCATGTGGAAGCTCGACCCGACGAAGCTCCTCGAAGGCGAAGAGTTCTACCCAGAGCCGGGAGCCATCATCCAGATGAACGACCTCACAGGATTGCAGACGGTGGACACGGGGTCAACGAGCGCGACTGCCTACAAGGAGTACACCGAGTGGGACGAGATCATCCAAAAGACCACGGGCGCGACCGACTACGCCACAGGCCAGAATGACCCGGGCATGACAGACACCGCAAGCGGTATCGAAGCACTGCAGGCAGCCGCCAACGCACGCTTCGCCACGAGACTCCAAATCTTCGAGCAGATGTGCCTCAAGGCCATGGGAACGATGTATGTCCAGCGCAACCTCGTATTCTTCGATGAACCGCAATGGGTGAACACAGAAGACGGCAAGATGCTCATCTCCCCCGACCAAGTCCGCATGATCCGAGGAGCCATCCACTTCAAGGTAGACACGGGGTCGACCGAAGCAGGTATGCAAAACAAGGAACTGCAGAAGTGGCGATTTATCACCGACCAGATCGGAGCCAACAAAGCACCATTCAACAACCTGACGCAGGAGTCCCAAGACTATGTAGCGACCCGACTCCTGACATCCCTCGGAGAACGAAACCCAGAGAAAATAATCATTAGAAACTCAGCTCCAGCGGTTCCCACAGAGGCCGGAGCGACAGAGGGCGTAGTGCCACCAGTCGCACCAGCAGGGCAGGAAACAGCTGTAGAGGAGGCACAACCAGATGCTCAGCCAGTCACGCAACCTAATGCAGAGGGTGCTGTCCAAGAACAAGCCTAGTCCCGAGCAGATCAACGACGCTATCAAGCGCGGAGAACAGCTCGCGGCCTTGGTGAAGATGCCCGGGTGGAAACACATCGAGCACTTCATAGAGACGAACCGCGTGGGCACTCATGCCTACATGGAGAAAGAGGTGACGGCGGTGTCGACCTTCACCATAGCCAGTCTATTCAGCACCTACGCCAAATACCTGATGCTCCTCTTCGAGAACCGGGCGTACACTAAAATCAAGACCTATGTCAGGGTATCCATACAATCGGCCGAGAAGTTCAAGCAACAGCAAGCGGAACGAGAACGAGCCAGTAACGCCCAATCTGGAAACGGAAAATAAGGGCGAGCAGGCACTCGACATCTGGGCGGTCATCCGGGAGCGGAAACGCCTCGGACTCTGGGACGGAGACATCCAAACCCATGATATCGTCGAGTACAACCTCTCAAGCGGAAAGCACCATTACGAGATAGAAGACCTGAGGAAGCGGACGATCGTGTGCACCTCGTGCGCCATCAGACACGGAGGCGTGCTCGAGGCGAAACTGCTCACGCACTATAAGCTCGAAGACGGAATCCTCTTCCTGCGAGGAGTGCCAGTGAATCAGAAGCCTTGACAATCGGAGCAAAACTGTTGACGGTTATGTGTGCAGTGAGTTATTATTACAACATAATTAGCCCTCGCCTAAAAAGCGAGCCTACCTAATAAAGAAAAATATGCCAGAAGAGATCAATGCTCTCGGTCGTGTGGATGTCGAAGAGTCGGTATTCACCCCGGAAATCCCCGAAGGGGGAGCAGCTGCAGAAGAGACAGTCGAGGAAGGTGGTGCTGAAGAAACCGCAGTCGAGACGGAAGTCGTCGAAGAAGGCGGTGAGGAAGGTGTAGAGGTCGTCGAACCTGAAAAGGAAAACGGCGAAGAGGCCGAAGAAGAAGGCCGAGTCTACGCCAACAAGTATCACTCAGTCGAGGAGCTGCAAAAAGCCTTCGTCAATCTCGGTGGGAATCCAGCCAAGTACACTACCCCCGAAGCTCTTGAGGAAGCGTATGAGGTTCGCCAAGCGGAATGGAGACGGATACAGAATGAACAGGGTGAATTGGCGAGACTCAGTAAAGTTGTCACTGAACCCACCCCGGGTCAAGGAGATAACCCTCAGGCGGAAGTCGAGGCTCTCCTAGACAAGGTAGACTGGGCTAAAGTTGAAAATGCGAGAGACCTCGGGCGTGCGCTCGTCGGAATCTTGCGAGAAGGTCAGCCACAGCAGAGAGTGCCCTCGGAGGCTGAGATCGTAGATCGCGTACTGCCAGTGCTTCAACAGCGCGAAGCAGCCCAGCGCGAACTCTCCGAACTCGAGTCCGAGATACCTAATCTCCGCTATGTGGAAGGTCAGGAAAACGAGTTCCGAAACGCCTTTGCAACCTTTATCCTTGGAGAGAAGAAGTCTGGGAACTACCAGAACCTCCGCTCCTCGATGAAGAACTTCCTCCGCTGGAACGAGACTATTCTCGAGCAGGCAGGGAAGATGAAGGCGGCGCAGCAAGAGGCAAAACAAGACGCTGGCTCCATATCGGAGCGCGGTGCAGGGCTTCCATCGGGTAACGCCGACGAGGTGGACTCCATCATAGGATCGTTCAAATCTCGTCAGGAGAAGTTCGGTGGGGTGGCTGGGTAACCAGCAAAAAAAAGAGAGAATCAAAATTGCCACATAATTAACGAATTTTGATACTCGGCATATGCCTACATCAACAATCCGATCGACCAACAATGGTCTGGCAGTCCGCAAGGTTGTCGACATTGCGAAGAAGATCGATGTTCTCGAGCCGGACTCCGCTCCGCTCACCCTCTTGACCAAGAAGATTGACAAGCGCGTTGCTGTCAACCCTGAGTTCAAGTGGATGGAAGAAGAAAGCCTCACAAAGACCGACGCAGTCAACGATGGTACTGGTATGACCTCTGGTGATACGACTATGGCCGTTGACAACGGTACTCGTTTCCGCGCTGGTGATGTCGTGAAGATTCCTCGCACTGGTGAGCAGGTGCTCGTCACTGCCGTTGCAACGAACGACCTGACCATCATTCGTGGATGGGGTTCGACCGCCGCTGCCGCAATTGTCGACAATGATCCTATCATCATCGTCGGTAATGCCAACCAAGAACATGCTACCAAGCGGAACATGCTCATTGGCGACCAGACAGCTCGCACGAACTATACCCAGATTTTCCGCACTCCATTCGGTATCTCTCGTACTGCCGCTAACACGGAAATGTACGGTGGAAAAGACCTCGCTCATATCCGCATGATGCAGCTTATTGAGCACCAGAAGGAAATCGAACGGGCGTTCTGGTTCGGTGAGCCGAAGGAAGACCTCACAGGTACCCATCCTCGCCGTGCAACTGGTGGTGTAGACTACTGGATCAGCACGAACGCGACCGATGCTGGTGGTGCCTTGACTCAGATCGAGTTCAACACCTTCCTCCGCACCGGGTTCCGCTATGGTTCCAAGAAGAAGTGGCTCTTCGCCGCACCGATCGTTGTCGAAGCGATCAGCTACTGGGCTTCCCAGAAACTGCAGGTGTCGGTGAACGAGAAGACCTTCGGTATCTCCACGATGGAGTACCTCACACCGTTCGGTGTCGTGAACATTGTGAACATGAACCTCTTCACTGAGGTCACGCTCTACTCTGGCTACGCCTACCTGATCGATGTGGAAGGTCTCGCGTACCGCTACCTCGACAACTCTGATACGAAACTCAAGACCAACATTCAGGCGAACGACGCTGACGGTCAAGAGGATGAGTACTTGACGGAATGTGGACTCCAATTCAACAACGAAAAGAAGTCTGCCCTCTTGTACAATGTCACCTCGTACAGCTAGCAGTCACTCTAGCCAGCCTCCTTCGGGGGGCTGGCTAGAACCCGTTAATTCGCATAACGAGCAATCCTATGGGTAGCAAAAAGAAGGTTGAGGAGGCTCCAGTCGAAGAGACAGTGGAACTTCCTGAGGGAGTTGAAGAACACCCTCGCAATCGCCGGAAACGGCTCGAAGAAGAAGCAGTCCCGATGACTGCCGAAGAAGCCGAAGAAAATAGGGAGTAGTAAGTCGTAAAAAAGAATTAAATCCAAGCTCTATGAGTAAAAAAGTAGTATTCCGATCACTCCGTTTCAAAATGTTGCGAATCGTGCTTGATCCAAAGGCGAAGAAAGAGGTAATGGGACAGTTGGTCACCACCTCTCTCACGAATCGATTTAAGAACCATCCTCACGGCGTGTCTGTAGAGTTCGAGAATGGATTCTATGAGACCAGCGACGAGGAAATCATCGAGGCTCTCAAGAGTCATGAGGATTACGGATCGATGTTCGATAGTACGGATGAGGCAGTCATCGGTAAGAGCAAAGCAGCTGAATCTCGAGAAGGTGCTCGCACCGAAGTCACTGATGCAGCCGCCAGCACTGACCCGACCTGCACTGTGTGTGGAGAAAAATTAAAGAATGCGAAAGGCCTTGCGATACATATGCGCAGCCATCAGTAGACTTATTCCGCAATTCGACTGATAATCGAAGCAGGAGAGTAAAAAATTAACTTGGGCTCCCTGCGTTATGCCTTTCTCCCAAGTTGGGCATAGCGCAGGGAGAAAAGAAGCATATGAAGACAATCCAGTTGACGCAGGGTAAGGTGGCTCTAGTAGATGATGAAGACTACGAGATGGTAGACGCGTATAAGTGGAGCTACCACCACAACGGATATGCAGTGACAAACTGGAACAAGGCGGAAGGCAGAATGAAGTTTCTCTCAATGCACCGACTTATTCTCGGAGAGCTAGTAAAAGGGAAAGTGACTGACCACATCAACGGAAACGGCATTGACAATCGAAGGGAGAATCTAAGAGTTTGTTCGCAAGGTGAGAACACATTCAACCAGAAAAAAAGTAAGAGCAACACGAGTGGGTATAAGGGAGTTTTTCTACAAGGAAGGAAGTGGAAAACGCAAATAAGAATAAAAGGAAAGATACACTACATCGGATACTTTTCTGACAAAGTCGAAGCAGCAAAAGCCTATAATGAGGCGGCGAAGATATACCACGGAGAGTTTTCGAGATTGAATACTATCTAGCGATTCGTTGCACAATAGAAAAAAGTGTCGAAACTCCAAGGAAGAAGAGCTGAATCATAAAAAATACCAGAACCCAAGTCAGTACTGTTAGAGAGTATCCCGTGAGGTAAGATAGAGAAAGTAGAACCACTAAGGTGACCCAAGACAATCGAAAGTTTTTTATAATAAATTGTTGCATATTTATATAATACAATAAGTAACATAATAAGTCAAGTCTATGCCAATCTTAGGACGAAAAGGCGAAAGTCTCAAGCAAAGGATATTCGGTCCTGCTGGTGCCGGGGAAACAACTAAAAAACTGCTTACATTTAAAGCTCCTGTCAATGTTGCGAAGCGAGTTGTTCAAGGTGCCAAGACAGCTGGTGGTTTTTTGGGTGACCAAGTTAAAGTTCCGAAGGCTAGTGCAGCAGAACAGCCTCAATCTTCCTCTGAGCAAAACTTCACTCCAGCACCCAATTACAGCCCAGCAAAGTCGTCAGTAGTTAATACCCAGAAAAACTCAACGGGTGGATCTTCTCGATCAGCCGCACCTGCCAACGACTCTCTCACGAAAGCCATCAATGATGCCGGTAATAGTCAGGAGGATGCGGCAAAGGATGCAGAGAAAGCTCAACTCAAAGCAGCCTCCAATCGATACAACGAACAGGTACGCGCAGCAGGTGACGCAAAGGAAAGCGCAGGCGGACAGTACCAGTGGATCATCGACA